GGGTTGCGACGTGCAAACACAAGCAAATCTCTTTTAAGTTCCTTAGAACTCATCTCAGATACCTTAGAACCGAATTCTACACGTAGTATAGCTTCAGCTTCATCAACATCCATTGCTTTAGCCGCATTCATTGCGTCTAATTCAAGTTCGATCCAACCAACTTCGTTTTCAGCTTCTGCTTCAGGTTTGTATTCTGCAATAACGCCTTTAGCTGTAAAAGGGTGGTGAAGTGATAACAACTGTTGTAACACAACATCTTCCTTCGGTACGTTTAATACACCATCTCTGAATACGATGCGTCCCAGTGTAGCTACACCTTCTTGTTCGTCTACGAAGCATGATCGCTGGTTAGTGGCATATCTAATTTCCCTTTGGTAACCTAACTCTTCGTCAAACCAAAGTAATGGTTTTTTAGCTGAGTGTACCGCGGGTAGTGTAAACACTAACGGTTTTTTTCTACCTGTAAGTTCGTATAAACGATCTTTGTATTCCCAAGTAGGTTTTTCTGGCAGTGGAGGAGCTTTTTCAATGTTATCAAATGATACCACTGGGGCCTCTACTGTATTTTCTTTTGTAACCGGAGCTTTCTTAGCCACGGGTTTTTTAGCTGTCGCCATAATATAATAAGATTAAATAGTTAATGTGACATTAGGTCGTTATATATATAAGTAACAATCTATCGTCACACTTTTGAAAGTTAATAATCGCCCCCATCCGAAGACGAGGGCGAATTATCTTGTTAATTTACTTCAACAATACGAAATTGTTAGCAGCTTGAACACAAAGTGCACGCTCAGAAAGGAAGTGTACGTTCATTTCATCATTTGCGCTAGTGTAGTTACCACCAACAGATCCAGTGATCCAAGATTTCATACGACGATCTTCAGCTTCGTTAGCACGGTAACGGATGTGCAAGAATGGACGAGAAATGTTCGTTCCTAATTGCTCATCGTATACAGTAGAAGTACCTGCAGGAACAAGAACACCTTCGATATCAGCGATAGAACCGCGAGTCGTAGAATCGTTCAAGTATTTCCAGTCAGTTTTGTAGAAGTCATAAGAACCACGACGGAATCCAGAGAATCCTAAGTTCAATGCCATATCTTCTTTGTTGTCAAATACACCGAAAGAAGTACCACCAGCTCCGTAAGAGTTCTGAGCAGCAAGCATGTTGTCAATGCCTAGAGAAGTAGAGCGATCTAAGAAAAGCATGTTTTCTTCAATAGCACCTTGCTTATCAAGCTCAGCTAAGATTTCATCAAACTGACCAAGACCGTTAGCACCACCAAAGTCGGTAGCGTTGTAAACCAAACCACGATTCTCAATAGCCTCGAACATACCTTCAGATCCAGTAACGCCATCAGCAATTACAGCAGCACCAGCTTTTTCTGTTTCAACCATAGACATCTCTAGGTAGTCTTCGAAACGTAAGCGAGCTTCGTGCTCAGACTTCAAGTACCATAAGTAACCGCCAGTTCCAGCTTCAGTAGTAACTTCAACCCAACCGATCTGAGCAACGTCAGAACCGTTAACATTGTACTTATCACGTAAGATGATAGGCTTGTTTTCGAAAGTTGTGAAAGAAGCATCGAAAGAGTTACCTACATCACCAGATCCTTTAGCGTACTCAGAACCGAATACAAAGATATTAAGTGTTCCAGATGCACTGCGCAAAGCAGAAGGTAAAACAGCGTTTGTTTCACCGTATACTTTAATGTTAACAATTTGAGTAGCAGCATCACTAGCTCCATCGGTATAAGTACCTAAACTAATAACGCGTGCTTTTGCAGTAACTGTACCGTTAGAAACAACTAAAGTTTGCCCCACTCCAATAAGCCCCTTGTAAGTAGCACTGGTAGGTAAACCTGTAACTGTAATTGTAGTACCGCCAGCATTTGAGTTAACGGTATCGTAAGCAATGTGCAGACGCCCTTGCTCAGACCATACGATACGGTCAGAAGCCATTGGCATTTCAGCGCCAACCATACGTAAGAATCCACCAACCGTACGCTTACCGTAACGCTCAACTTCTTTCTCATATACCTCTGGAAGGAACTGTTGTGTAAAGTCCATCTGATCAACAGATAGATAATTGTCACCAAACAATCCTTTTACAGGACGTGGTGTTAAGTGCTGTAGTGCAGCACCAGTGTTTGCTAAAGCCATTTTTATTTATTTTAAATGGATTATTATTTTTTGAATTTGACCTTGAGTGAAGAACTGCTGTTACCACCTTCAACTGCGCGTATTTTCCATCCATTAGATATCGTCACTTCTTCATGAACCCCTCTCGGATTCATATTGACGTTCTTAGTACGTGCCATACTATCTTTTACAGCGTCGGCCTTACCTTGGTCGTAAAAGTGTTGTGCAACTGAATCAGCATTCATGGCCGTGAACAGCGATTTGTGGTAGCCCTTGGCATCTGACATCTCTCCCTTTTCGTTCAAGAACTTCTTGATAAAGTTATTAATGTCGCCCTGAGTTTCCTTAACCTCACCAGTGTTGTTAACCTTAAAGCGGTACTTCTTGTCTCCAACTGAATAATCGAAACCTTCGAATTTCTCATTGAATACTTTCGCGCTTTCTTGTTTAAACCTACTGGTTTGTCGTTCATTAGCTTTTGCAGCTTCCTCACTCTCTTTTGTATAACGGTTGAAAAAATCTACCGCCTTACTTTGTTCGGGATTTAATTTAGATCCCGCTTTTATTTCGCTATAGTATTTAGACTTAAGATCGTCTAAATGATTTTTAGCTTCTGATAACGCTTGTTTGCGTTCTAACTTCTTTAAACGTACTTCGCGTTCGTCATCAATGTCTTCGTCGTAGGAAAACTTATCGCTTAGTAAAAAGTCGATGTCCTCTCTGTCGTAAGCTTTATACTTTGCTTCGTAATACTCACGAAGCAGTTGATCCTCGTTTAACGATGCATAATCCGTGTTAAGCTTGACATAATCTTCTAGACTACCACCAGTTTCGTTCATAAACTCGACAACCTTCTGAATGTTTTCAGGCAGCTCTACACCAGAGTCTTTGCTCTCTTGTATTGCTTCAGCGATATTATCACTTAGTTGTTCTGTAATTTCCTCTACCTCTTCTTCTGTAATCTCTTGTAATACAGACTCTTGCGCTAATTGTTCTTCTTGAACGGGTTGTTCATCTTGAACGGGGAGCTCTTCTCTGGCAGGTTCTGGAGTTGTTTCTTCGATGTTTTCTGTCGGTACTCCTTCGCTAACTGCGGATTCGTCGCGTACAGAAACTTCATCTGTGCTTTGCTCTTGAACGGCATTTTGTCGTAAATCTAGTTTAATAGTACCGTCTTCCCCGACGGATGCTACTGGGTTAGTTTCTTCACTCATGATAAGATATTATAAAATTGTTATTACTATAATTACCTAGGTTCAAAGGTACCTAAGCCAAACCCGCCTCCAACTATATCGTTTCCAGAGGATTCAAAATTCTTGGGTGGTGAATCATTTTTTCTTTGATCTATAAGCTCACTCTGCTGTGATGCCTGTAGTTTTGTTCTATCGTCCTTACGGTCTTCTTTTTGTTGCTCTTTAGATTTCTGTCCCTCAACTTCAATTCCTTTAAGTTGCATGTTGTATTGGAACTCTAAAGCCATAAGCTCTTTCTTCGCCGCAACCTCTGCTTGCATCTTCTGTTGCTCTAGCTGCGCTTTCATTTGCTCTAGCTGTGCTTTTGTTTGGAAGAGTGCTTGATCTTTCTGTACTTCTGTTTGAGCCACCGCTTGTTGAGCCTGTGCATTTGCTTGTGCTTGAGCTTGAATGTTTTGCTGCTGCATCATTTGATCGCGCTCTAACTTCTTCTTGCGACGTAGTTTCAGTAACTGATTAGCTAACTTAAGGTTTTTAACCTCGCGAATATCAATAGCATCCTCAAGGTCAACTAGCCCTGCTGATAATGCAGTCTGTATGTTATTCTCAAGCATCCCCTTTTGTTCATCATCCGGTGATAGCTCTAGTGTAATACCAAAGTCGTGTAGATGCAACTCAGTGAGTTCCTCAAGCGTAGCTACATTGAAACCACCTATCTTTTGTATAAACGCATCTCTTGATGGGCTATACTCTAATATGTCTGAAATTCTAAGTGATAAAGATTCAGCAAGGTCAGCTGTTAAGAACAGACCGGAATCTAGTATGTGACGTGTAGCTGTGTTTGAATTTGCCGCGGCTAGCTTTTGCACACCTACTAATGCTCTTGCATCTGGCGATGAACCATCACGTGCTTCATTGAGACCCGTAACGTCACGAATCATCTGCAAGTAATAGTTGTACGTCTGTATAAGTGTTTGTAGCTTTTGACCACCCGCACCAGTCTGTAATGGCTGGATAGGTACTTTACCAGGATTCATATCACCCTCTTGAGTGAATGACCTACCGATAACAGAACCTGTCTGGAAGAACATATTAAGCGCTTCCTGCGGGTTGTAATTTGTACCGTTACCTAAATCGATCTCAGCAAGACCATCCGCATCCATATAAACACCATCAGGCATCATCTTAGCAAGCACCTGCTGCATCTTTAAATGCGTAAGCTGTACCATATCAGCAAAGCCAGTACAACGGCTTATAATCGATTCTATGCGACCCTTGTACATTCTAGGTGCTACAATACTGTAATTCATTTTTACCTTATTGTAATCACTCTTAGGACGCATCATATTCTTGGCGATGCCCCATTCAAGTAATGTCTCAGTACCTAATATCAATGCACCTTCATATAACACTTCCAATGAGCGTGATGCTTTAGCAAAACCCTCAGAGTCTGACGGTGGATTAAATTGATCGTCGCGTAGTATAGCTTTCTGTCCACCAGAGGTTGTTTCTTTAACCTTGTAGACTTCGTTCATATATGTCTTGTAGTTAAAGTACAAAACTTGAACGGTGTTTGAATCGTATTGGTTGTCGTTTACTTCAGACCTGTTCCATCCACCTGTTAGGTTCTGTGAGCCTGCTCCTTTTATTTTTTCTAAATCTTCCTG